GGACTTTACCGCCACCTATCGTGTACTTGAGAAACTCTTCTGCAGCACCGTCCATGTTTCCTTTAAGAACCTTTTGACGGAGGGTTGATCGCTGTAGTGTCCCAAGACCAACATTGAAACTGAAGCTGACAAGAGCATCAAACTGACCTTGTGTAAGGCTAACAGGACAGTATCGCTCGACACCACGCTCAAAGTTAGCCAAATCTCGTTTAAGAATATCATTTACTTCACTCATTGGTAAGACTCTATTCCATCCATCAGGGATAGGTAGGGCTTTACGCTCCGCTAGAGGCACTTTAGAATGATTAGGGTCAATGACATGACCCACCCCAACAGTCCAAAGAAGAGCAGGACATTGATAAGGCTTGGTCCTGACCCCTTCATGATGCTTAATAACTTCGATAGCTTTATCACTTACTTTCATTTCTTAAAGGCTTGTGTTCCAAACCAGAAAGATACGACAGAAGCCCAAATGATTTGAGTCTCGTTATCCCACAGATTGTCTAATGCAATAGTGAAATCGACACCAGTTCTCCAAGCATACATGAATCCAAATATCTCTACAAAAGCAAATAGGATAAACATACCGTAAGTAATAAAGCTACGAGTAAATGCTCTAGCGTTAATCACCCATTTAGATGCTCCTTCGCCAATAGCGATGTCATGAGCATAGAGAGCTTCTCTTTCTTTCTCTGCTGACTGAATCATTATCTGCTCAGTCTTGATTTCTTCTACTTTGGCTTGGGCGATGTAGCCTTCCTTGAGCATTTGTAACTCACGTTCAGTCTGCAGCTTAGCCATGTTCATTTCATGGGCTTTATCAGATTTATCCTGAAAGAAGTCTAGCAGCTTAGGTACACCACCAGCTAAGAAAGATATGAGAGTTGACAACAGTGTTAACATTATTTATAACCCCAAGTTAAGTACCAAGCAATAACTGCAGCAGCAGCAAAACAATAAAACTGTACTCGTCTTACAGCTTTTAAATCGTGCTGATACTCTTCTTTATGTTTCTGTTCCATCTTTTCTATATCTAATTTTATTTTCAACAGTGCTTCCCACTCTTTAGCACCATGTTTCTTAATAAAGTCTATTTTTAACTTTGCTTCGTGGTCGCTAATTTGTTTCTTGCGATTCCAGTCATTTAGTGCTTTGATAAGAGCAGTTTCTTTTTTAAACTCTGCTTCTCTAGCTGCTCTACGTCTTTCCTGTGCTTTTGCATTTGCTACGTCTGCAGCATCTTGTTGTATCGCTTCAATTTGTTTACCTAGTGCTTTACCGCTTTCTCGACCAGCATCAAGACTACCGGTGAGTGTTTTTACTCCTTCGTTTATTCCGTATGGATCGGGCATATCTAATCATTTGTGTAGTGTTTATAATTATTGTGGGACAAATAAACGCTGTAAGTCTTCGTCGCTAATACCCTGTACTGAGACATTACCTTGAGGTGGATTTAACGCACCTGTTAAGAGACCACGATAGCCTAAGTTTGATGCTCTTGGTGTTGCTCCAGCAGCAATCTCTTGAATACCTCTGGTAGCAGCTTGTCTTCTTAAATAGCTTTGCAATAAATCAGCACTAAGACCACCACCAGCTAGTCCTAAAGCGATTCCCTGTGTTGGAGCTTGGGTTGCTAGACCTACCTGACCTGCAGCCATGAGCTGCGACCTAAGAGGACTAAACTTAGCAATCATACTAAGCACTGTATCAAAAGGACCACCTTTGGCAACACCTTTAATGATGTTCTGCTCAGACGGAGTAAATAACTTCATCTTGTCTTTGTTTGCTGCAAGGTTAATAAAGCCACGACGGATAAGTTCACTCTCTGATGCTTTAGGATCAATCGCTCTAACTTCAGCAACATCTAAGGCATCTTCTAGAGTTTGTGCTCTACCAGCGTTTCTCCAGTCTTTACGAGCAGACATGATATCTTTAACTGCTTTGTCAATACCGTCTTTACCAGCAACAATGTCTTTACCGTTAATGTTACTAATGTAATTATCTACTTGAGTAACAGCCACATTCGCTAAACGCTTAATATTAGCATCTGGACTTGTTTTTAAGTCATTCAGCGTAGCTCTCATTGCATCTATCGTACTGAAAGGAACTGAATCATTACTACCTAGCATACGAGAAAGTTGAGTAAGACTTGCGTTTATTTCGTTTGCCTGTGTAGAGCCCGGAACCATTCTATTCTCATCAAGGGCAGTACTAATCTGATTAAACATACGCTTAACGCTATCAGCCTTAACAGTAATACCGGCATTGTCAACAGCTTGATATGACTTTGATGCTCTGTCTTTAACTTGAGCAATAGTCTCTCTTGGACGATATTTGTAATCAATACCTTTTCCTACAGAAGCAGCAGCAACTGTACCTGTTAGGATACCAGCAATAGTGGCAGCAGTATCACTACCAGTAATTTCTTTGACTACTTCTGCAGTTGGTTGAGATACCACACCTGCTGCTGCTGACGCAGGGATTTGTCTAACCAAATCAGCAGACAATGCAGTTACATTAGGAGCTACCTTAGCCATGCCAGCAGTACCAGCCATTGCTTGTGTACCAGCTTGTACAGCTCTTTCAGTAGCATTTTCAGGAGTTGGTAATACACTACTCAACATCTTCTCTTGTTCGCCATAGAACGAAGGCATACGGCTTTCAGAACCAAGTGCTTGAGCACCTAGATTATAAACACCTCGCCCTGCCTCTAACACTGCAGTCGCAGGAGATGTAAATGCTTCATACCCAGCACGGGCTGTGAGACCAATCTGACGACCAATCTCATCCATTGTAGAACGACTTCTCGGAGCAGCCGTTGGAGCTGTTGCTGCTGGAGCTGGTTGGACTGGCTGTTGTGAAAGTTGATATCTTTCTAAAATATCTTCCTGCGTTGTTCCATCAGGGACATTACGAATAAGTGTGCCATCAGGCATTTTGACATCAAAAGGCATTATTATTTCCTTTTAGGAAGAGTACTGAAATCAACTTCGGTAGTTTGTGCTGGAGCTGCGGTAGTTGAAGGTGCAAACTCATACGGCTCTACTTTCTGAGACTTACGACGAGATTGAATAATACCTTCTGTTTTATTTTTAGCTTTCAATACAGCATTGTTAAAATTCTTCAATGCGTCAAGTGTAGCTTCTGAGTCATATTTACCGTATGCAGCAATTAAAGCATTAGCAAAACGTAATACGTCTTTATCGGTCTGAACACCTTTTTCGTTACTAACTTGTAAGTTAACAGCAGTATCTACTGCAGACTTCAACGCAGCGTATTTACGACTTTCTTCTGAAGAATTACCTAACAAGTTCTGAGCAGAATACAAAGCTATTTTAGATGGGTTTAAGTCTAAAGCTCTAACACCTTTTTCGTTCTTAGTTAAATTAGCAATAGACGGTAACAATGCTTCAGACTGAGCTGTTAGGTTATCAATCTTAGCTAAGTCAGCATCTTCTGATTTCTGTAAACCAGCAGACAGTGGCTTAGGTGGTTTCTCACCTTTACCTGCAGCAATCTCTGCTCTACGAAGTTTTGCATCTTGTGAGCGTTGTAGAACTTGAAGAATCTTATCAGGAGAACCGTATTTAGTAACTACATTGATAACCTGCTCATCAGTTGCATTAGGACCTAAACCAGCTAACTCAGCACGAAGTTTCTCTTCTTGTGCAGCAGATAACTCAGCTTTGGTAATATCGGCTTTAGTCTTTTGAAGACCCAAAGAAGACTTCTCACGCTCATCAGCAGCAGCAATCGCTTGCATAGCTTCTTGTGGTGCAAAGGTTTTAATCGCATTACCAAAATCACGCAGACCTTGTGGATCGGCTAAATTAAACTGAGAAGAGAGTTGTTTAATCTGCGATACTTTAGCCAACTCAGGGTCCTGTAGACCAAGCAGACCACCAGCAAGCTGTCCTACACCACGACCACCTTGACGTAACGCTAAGTTCGCTTGCTGTAGTGGGTCTAGCTGAACAGCTTGAAAGTCCTGGTTAAATGCTTGCTTTTGTTGAGCTTGTTGATAAGCTGCTGGATTAACCCCAAATAAACTTCCGATGATATCTGTAGCCATTATTATTCCTTAGTATATTGGACCAACAAAACTCGGCGAGGATTGATTTGATTGACGAGTAATTAGATTATCAAACCAGTTAGCTGTACTATTACCGCCACCCATACCACCCATTGACTGACCAACACCTTGTAGTGTTTGACCAAATGGACTGTAGGAGTTGTAAGCTAAGGATGATGGAGCAGCAGCACGTTCACCGCTTAATACAAACTCACCTTGACGAGCACCAGCATCAGAAATAGTTCTACCTAAACCAAGACTCATCTCATAAGGAGTCATTCCTAGTTTCTCAACATCAGAAAACAGACCTAGAGAAGTACGAAGTGGGTTGTAGGCAGCATTTTGATAAGACTGCATATCTCCTAAGAGACTAGCACCGCTACGGTTTAAACCAGCACCAGAACCGTACAACTCAGCACCAAAGCGTTGATTGGCACGACCTTGGTCTTGAGCTTGTTGAGCAATGTTTAAATCCTGCTGTGCTTGAGCATTAAACAAAGCTGCATATTCAGGATTAGATTGCAGCATACCTGAAGTTGTTCCACCAGTTGCTAAACCAGTACGACCTGTACGGAATACTTTATTAGCAGTAGCAGCTCTATCACGCTCTCTACCAGCAGCTAAAACAGCCTGTGTGTTAGTCATGTACTGCTGTTGAGCTTGCTCAGGAGAGATATTAGCGTACTGGTTGCCTAAGTTAAATAAGTTTGTACCAGCACCAAAGGCTTGATTAGCACCCGTCTGGAACTGAGATACATCAGGGTTTAGATTGATGTTACCAAACTGACCAGCTAATTGATTCTGCACTGCTTGTAAGCGTGGATCAATAGTGTAACCAGCAGAGGTTACACGACCAGTAGTCGGGTCAATACCAAAGTTAGAAGAACCAAAGCCAGTAGTGATGCCAAACGGCTGAAACGCAGCTCGGTTTCTTGCGTCTGTCGCAGCATCACGAAACGCTGTAGCTTGTTGATTAGCGGCTTGGGAGGCTTTACTACCACTGAGCAGTCCACCAGCAAGATTCGCTACTGTTCCAATTATTTGACCAATCATTTCATACCTCGATTATAAATATAGTTGTTCATAATTAAATCCAAACTGGTTGTGGCTCTGTAGGAAACACAGGGTCTACAACAGGGTTAAACATCAATGTACGAAGCTGTGCACGATAGGCTTCAAAGTCTGCTTTGTTGCTGATATTTACATCAGACAATACAGACCAATCAGAAGATGCTAATAATGTCTTAGCTTTATTAACACAGATTGTTAGTGGCTCTGCTGCTTGTAAACGAGCTACTTCAGCTTGAGCTTGATTCTGAGTTGGCTGTGCAACTTCAGGAGAGAACCACTGTAAAGTAGCATAGTTAGTGATATCGAGCATTGTCCACTGAGCTGTAGGAGCTAGTGAACGGATAGCTTGAGGATAACCGATTGGCATAGACATTATACAATCTCCATCAGAATAATTGAACCAGCGTTACCAGCAGAGTTAAATGCCACATCGCCAGCAGATTCTGCTTTAAAGTAAATAGTGTAGGTCTGAGCACTAATAGACGCAGGTGAATCAAGATGACTAATTGCCATGTCGTTATAGCCCGGCTGACCTGCTACGATTGTCCAATTTGAACCTGCTACTAAGTTAGAGCCGTTACGGAACAAAGCTGTCAAAGCGTTACCGCTTGCAAAAGCATTAGTCTGCCAAACCATTGCATGAGAAAGAATAAGAATCTTACTTGATGTTGAGCTTGGTGTAATCGTTGCAGTTAATGCAGTAGCGGTGTAGCTAGTAGAAGTAGTGTAAGAAGCACCTGCTGTGCCTACTACTGTCTGAGCAATGCGACCACCTGCTGCTGCAAGTTCTTGCTTAACATACGCAGTGTTCGCTAACTGGGTTGTATTAGAACCTGTGGTTGCTGTAGGAGCTGCTGGAGTGCCAGTAAATGTAGGACTAGCTAAATCTGCTTTAGATGCAATCGCAGAAGAGATAGCATTGAACTCAGTATCAATCTCTGTACCTTTAACAATCTTACTTGGATTGCCTGTATTTAAACTATCTTTTGTAGCAAAGTTAGTTGCTTTTGTGTAGTTACTCACTTATA